TTGCAACGCGATCCGTACTCTGCCTGGTTATCCTCAGAGTGCCGTGTTCATCTGGGGTGGTCGCACTCGTGTCAACAGCAAAGACGCTCAGCAGCGTCTGTACCAGTTCGTCAACACTCGCGTTATACTTAACGTTGTGTATGGTTCGCTGCGTACTGCCTTTGACAGTCAGATCTTCAATGTTATTGACGGTTTCAGTGTGATCTACAACCAGATCATCGTGATTGGTAATGGTATTCTGAACCAGCTATATGCCCGTGGGGCTCTATTCGGTGCTAACCCTAACGATGCCTTCCAGGTTATCTGTGATGGCCGCATCAACTCTGCCGCTGACCTTGAGAACGGTATCGTGAATGCCAAGGTGTTCGTAACTCCTGTTCCGACGCTGGAGCGCATCCAGATTGACCTTATCCGTGTGGCAATCGGTCAGATGCAAAAAGAGTTGGATATTACCGGTTTAGGTAATAGCAACGCAGCTGGCGGAGCCTGATGATTGCAGAGAGTCAAACCATGTTTAGGGATCTGAATCTACGGATACCCGACTCTCTCTTTCTTCACCTTGAGAAGCAAGCGCAGGACCAGGGGGTCTCACTCGAGACCCTTTGCGTCCTCCTTCTCTCCGGGGAAAACAAAGAAGACTCGCTGGTTGATCCATCCTTTTATCCGTCGTTGACCCTTGGTGTTCTTCGCACGGAAATTCGAAAAGTTATCGAAAGTAATCTGCCCAAAGACGAAGTCCGCAAGCGTATTACAGGTATAGAGTTACAGATCTCCAGGAGATACATCCGATGAGCGATCCTACTGTTGCATCCGCGTCCATCCGCGGTATCACGTACCCTCTTACGGTTGTGAATGGCAATCTGGCAACAAGCACCGATTACGCACTTATTTCCCAGCAGATCCGAAGCGTAATCGAAACTCGGTACTATGAGCGTGTGATGCGTGCTGAGTATGGCATCGGAAATTATGTCCTGGAGATTCTGGATCCAGGGCAGATTAACTCGGCGATTCAATATAGCATACTACAGAATGTTGCGGGATTGACCGATCTAAGTGTAATCGGCGACTGGAAATCGCAGGGGGAGGACGGCATATATAAAGTGTATATACAATATGCGGTGAATGGTGTGCCGCAACCTCCGCTGAATTTTACTCTGGCGAATTGAGGGTAAAATAGGTTATAAACGCTGTTGCCGTGTGATTACCTACGCCGCGATAAATCTAACCAACAAGAAGTTTTATGTGGGGAGCACCACGGACTTTGGGGCAAGGTGTATAAAACACCATCAAAATAAGGGCGATCTAGCTTTCCACAGGTCACTAAGAAAAGACCCAGAGAATTTCTACTGGATTGCAGGATACGATGACGAGCTAGACACTCGCGAAGAGGAACAGTATTATCTGGACTTCTATCACGGCACAATGTGGTGCTACAACCTGAACCCTAAAGCAGATTGCCCACCTAATCTCACTGGAAGACGAGGTCAATGGAACGAGGAGTCCAAAGCAAAACGGAAAGGAGAAGGCAACCCTGCGTTCGGTAAAGACCCTTGGAACAAAGGGCTGGAGGGAGAGAATAACCCTCTGACAGGTAAACCCTGGAACGGAGACCGGAAATCTGCCCGTAGTTTGCAGACCGGTATGAAGAGGTGGAACAATGGTGTAAAAAACACCTATGCAAAAGAATGCCCCGGGGAGGGCTGGATCTCAGGTTGGTTACCACGGAGTAAAAAGTAATGGCGTCCCGATTCAGAACCGCTCCCGTACCTTCAGGTGAAGTTGCCCGCTATACCTCAGATCCTTATAATCTGAGCTCAATTTACATGTTTGGCTCTAGCTCCCCTTTTACGGGAGCTGGAAATACAATCGTTCGACCCAATGACGATTTACTTCTGCAAAAGGGCGGCAACCGCGCTCTCATAGTATATCAGAGGTTACTGTACGACGAACAAGTTCAAGGGTGCTTTAGTAAACTAATGCAAGAGGTGACCTCTCGCCCATGGTATGTGCAGCAATATTCTGATAAGCCAGGAGACTTGGCCGTACGGGATTTTGTTGCCGAGGTACTAGAGGAGATGCCACTGGATGACATTTACAAGGGTATGGCGGAGGCGCTTATTACTGGTTTTTCCGTTGGGGAGATAATGTGGAAGAAGACCAAAAGGGGAGTAATACCCTTTGACGTAAGAATGAGGGACCAGCGTCGTTTTGTCTTCCAAGAGGCCGAGGATGCGCAGACCGGATTTACGATGCGCTGCCTCACATTTAACAGAATGTTCGAAGGTGTGGAGTTGCCACAACGCAAGTTTATTGTGTCTCGATACTATGTTTCGCACAACGGCGACCCTTACGGTGCTTCTTTGGGCCGGATTCTTTACCCTCTCGTCAAGTTTCGGCGCCGTGCCATCGAGTCTTACGTGCTCTACGGCGACCGTTACGCGACGCCGACAGCTGTTGCAAAAGCCCCGCTCTCAGCGAGTACTCGAGAGTTGGATACTCTCTACGGCCACTTATCCAATCTCTCGCAGGAAACCGCAATGATCTTGCCGGAAGGCTACGAGCTTGAGTTCGTAGTTCCCTCTGGTTCGCCCGACGTGTTCAAGCAACTAATCGAATATATTGATAAAGAAATATCATTGATTCTGTGCGGAGAGAATGAGGCGGGACAAGCAGAAGCAGGCTCTCGAGCTTCTTCTCAAGTTGCAAATACTGTTCGCGTCGTGCGGGCCTCTGAGTTATCAGAGATGCTCTCGCACACATTGACTCAGACCCTGGTTCGCTGGATCGTTGACTTAAACTTTGGCACGGATGTTGCGGCTCCTGTGTTAACTCGGGAATTCCGTATTGAGGAGTCTCCTCTTACAATGCCTGACGTATCCCTCCTGATTCAGTCTGGCTATACCCCCCGCAAGGAATGGATTGAGCGCCACTTCCGAGTGGAGCTGGAAGAGAAGAAAGAAGATGGTGCAACGGAGGAGGCAACAACCTTTGACCCTCAGCAAGACCAAGATTTATTTGGTTCAATTTTCGGCGGTGGGCAAGAAACCGCCCAAGGGGCAAGCCCTAATTTACCTGGGGCCGAACAAGACTTGCAAGCGGCGGCCAATGTCATGAATACCCCCGCAGGGGCAACTCCAGAGGAGTCTCAATCCGACGCAATTAGTGCGCCTTCCGCCCAAGAGCAACTTTCTCCCGAAGCGGAAGATTCTGATACAGAAATGTCCGACCAAGAAATTCTAGCTCTTTTAGGGTTAGCTGAGGAGGAACCTGAGAAGCCTTTTGGCAATGAGCGTATTTCTGAGGATGAGGCAGTGGAGATGGACAAGTAGGGTAAAAAACACTCTAATGGGTCACTAACTAAACACGGTGTTCACAAAACGCATCCACGTCTTCAAAGCAGGTGATCAAACTTCTGCCCAAGGTGTTCAGAGGAATTTCTCTGAAAAAGATCTTGCGCAGGTGGTTAAAACCTATGATCCCTCGATCCATGAAGCGCCACTCGTAATCGGCCATGCCGGCGACAATGACAGTACCCCTGCCTATGGTTGGATCAAAGGATTCAGCCAACAAGGCGGGAATCTGTACGCTGACGTCGCATTTACCGATACAGCGAAAGATCTGGTGAAAGATGGCCACTACCGCAAAGTATCCATCTCATTCTACTCACCGGACTCCGCCATCAACCCACACAAAGGAAAGTGGAGTGCTCGCCACCTTGCGCTGCTGGGGGCTTCACCTCCGGCGGTAAAAGGGTTAGAACCTTTTTCCTTCTCGGAGGCTGAGGGGGTTTACGACTTCGCCGTAGCTCTTGCTCCTTCCGACATTTTCGACGAGGATCTCGGCCCCACACTTATTGTGGAAAAGAGTCCTTTGGAAATGCTCCGGGAAAAACTCGATGAAGTCCGCCAAGACGTCTCGGGTGCAGTCGCTGAACTGCAAGGTAACACACAAAATCAACAAGTAAACCAGGTGGATGAGGCTGCTGGATCGGCAGCGGATAACCCCGATGCAAATCGAATGGCAAACCCTGACAATCCAAGTCAGCAGTTCTCTGAAGTCAAGAAAACAATGGGTCGCGAAGGCACTGAAATCTCTCAGCAGACGGCTGACCTCGAAGATCAATTTCCGGAAGAGGAATTTATGGAACAAGGAAAAATCAGCCGGAAGCACGCCAAAGGTGCCAACGGCCAAGTTATGCAGGTTGTAGAAAACGTCTACGACGAAGCACACGGCGAACTTCCCGAAGCTTTTAAAAAGCAAATCGAGAAGAAGAAAGGCAAAGTCGATGAGATGGATGCCAAGCACGCCGAGGACGAGGACATGACAGACTCCGGCGTGATGAAACGTCACGGTGGCGATGGTGGCCCTGGTTCTGCAGACCACGCCGAAGACGAGAATGGCCGTTATGAGACCGCTCGTTCCACCGAAAACGGTTATGTCGATCGCATGAGGACCGGCAAAGCCGGTTCCGGATCAAACACTGGCCGCTTTAAGACCGC